AGGATTAGTGCCAGCAAATACAGCAGGTGCACCATCCCACTTCGTGCTGACGTATACCTTACCATCTGAGTTGCCAGCAAGCATGTCTCTAAGTGATCGCAAAAAGTTAATTGCATCCCTCGTACCAGCTACACCACGATTTAGAACTTCTTCCTCAATATGCTCTAGGTGAACGTTCTTGCCTTCTTTTGAGGCCTCTGTTAGGAATTCTTTGAATTTCATATTTCTTTTGCCTTGGATCCAAGCAGTCGCTTGGGCATAATCAACACACGAACACCACTATATGTTTTACCTTTAGACTCATAGTTACGACCGGAAGAGTATCTAGCTCCAATGATCGCAGTGTAGTCATCTTTCTTGAAGTCTGCAATGTCTGGATTATATACAGCATGAGCAGAAAAATCCAACATATGCTTCTCACCAGTTTTTCTAAACACAGCATCACCCTGACCGATAAGATGGATGTTGTCTATGCCAAACTGTGATGCGCCATAAAGTGGACCATATATCGCTTTACCAATCAAATTTTTATCTTTAATTGTTCTGTAGAATCGTTCTTTGCCACCAACAACAGCTTCATGAAATCCTGTCAGTGTGTCCAAGAATCCCATGACAGTCTTATCTTTAGATATTGCACCGGCTTTGGCACCATCAGCCTTTGTTGTAATTCCACTGTATTGCTGAAATCCACTAGCATCAGTACCCATCTTGTGAGATATGAAACATACATCTTTGAATTTCTTAGATTTTGCGTCATATGTCACCAAGGCAATATCAGCCTTAGGTGTTCCCTCAACTTTGTTGGCGCCATAAATGTCTTTGAATACATGTTTACCAGCTTGTATCGTGATAGGTTTACCGACTTTCATGATATAACCATTGATTTGTTGCAGAACAGCTAATTCACCACGCTCCGTTGGAGTTGGTGAATATAGATTATATGTTTTGTCGAGGTCTTTGAACTTATGTAAAAGCCCATGAACTTTCGCTGATCCTGCCATGTAAACTCCAATGTTTTATTGGATATTTATACACGAACACCTTCAAACTTTGAGTTGAATTTACGCTCACGATTACCAAAGGTATTGATGGGCTTGTCATCAACTTGACCAGAATCTATGATGTTCTGTGCAATATCCTCAACATCATACAGCCTCATCTTGGATTTGTCAACACCAATCACAAACTTTTTGTTCTCGTTAGGATCACTATATCGATTCTTGAGTTGTTTCACCATGATCTGATTCAGTTGGTGCAATTCTTCTGTACTGATTAGTGCAAACATAAAGTCAGCAGTTGCAGGCAAACCAAACGATTCTGAAGTATCTTCAAGTCCAACGTCTGAGTTACTGAAACCACTTCGCGTGGTCTGTGTCGCAGAAACGATAGGCACATTGAATTCAACTGCAAGGCCACGCAACTCTTCAGCAATCGCTTTGATGTATGTGTATGAGTTTACGCTTGCACCCATCTTCATTCTGGAAGAACAGCAGATATTCAAATAGTCAATAAAGATAATCTTTGGTTGGAAATTCTTTTTCAGGTGCAACTCATTCAACAGTGAACGAAAGTGCATTGATCCAGCAGCCGCAGTTGGATATTCTTTAATGACCAACTTACCCTGTGCTTTGTTTTGAACAGCTTTGAATCTGCGAACATAATCTTCTTTACTGATAACATGAAGATCATTGATTGAGATGTTCAATAGATTTGCATCAATTCTTTCAGCAATCTTTTCTTCGGACATTTCCATGGTGATGTACAACACATCAGTGCCCGCCGAGATGCAACCAGCAGCAACGTGACACATGAACAAACTCTTACCAACACCAGTGCCAGCAAGTGCGATGTTCAGTGTTTTGTTAGGCAAACCACCCTTGGTGATTTTGTTGAAGTAATCTAGGTCAAACGGAACACGCTCTTCTTTTCTGTGATAGAATTCAAAGCGGCTTTCATAATCATGAATGTAATCATGGCCAACGTTTTGATCAAATGACACACCCAAGGCATCAGCAAGAATCTTAGGAATCTCACCTTTGCCTTTGGTGCTTTTCTTATCATCAAGAATCGTTACAGATTCCATGATAGCATTGTAGATTGCTTTGTCTTGACAAAACTTCTCTGTCTGATCAGTCAACCAATCAATGTTGGTTTCTTCATTACGTTGCTCATGAATTTCATTCAGCAATTCAATTGCGCCACGAACCTGCTCTTCGGTATGACTCTTGCCTTCAGTCAGATTGATAATCAATGCTTCGTGTGTAGGCAAATTCTTGTACTTGTCCAGAAACTCACGAACTTCATTGAATACAAGTTTCTCTACGTTATCAGAGAAGTATTCCTCTTGAATGAACGGTATTGTTTTTCTGGTAAAGTCTTCATTATAAATCAGACTCTTCAGAATAGATTTTTCTAGGCGATTCAATTTGTGTTTCCGATAAAATAATTTGAGAGAGGATGTCACCTAACATTGTAACAAATTCCTCACTATTTTCTAAGTCTTTTTTGTTGTGATTACCAGGTTTGACAACTTGATAACCAAACTTGAGTCTGGCACCCATGCCAACTTCTTCTATGCTGGCATTAGTATAATAATAAATGACACCCTCATACTCTGGTCGGAGTATGAGGATACCAGTCAAATCGCTATCCTCAAAGTCGTGGAAGGAAAAGTCCTTCCCGACCTCAATTGACTTCGGCGCTCTCCAGAACGTCAACATTGCCCATAATTGATCCATAAGAGATTTCATATTTTTTCCTCACATATTCACCAAACTTTGGACTGGCAAGTAAGTCTTTCCAGAATTCTTCTGTTTGTGTTGCATCATAACGTTTCTTGTCACCCAATTCACCAGTCTCTTGATCAACTTTTGCATACCATCCGTTGCTTGGCTTCTGCACAAAGTTACCTTCAAGTGCAATGTCCAATAGACCAGAGTACTTGTTGATACCACCTTCAAATGTTACGTTGACTGAAATCTTAGATTTTTCACGAACATAGCGTGATTTTTCAACGTTGATGATGAAATTGTATCCGATAATCTCAGTGCCATCTTTTTCTTGCTGACGGCCAAGAATATAAATGTTATCTGCGGAGTAGTAAGAACCTGTGCCACCGCCAACAACATCTTTGGCATAAAGTTCCATAGTCTTATATGTGTGATTCACAACGACCATAGGAATGTCTTTCAATGACAAGTGCGGAGTTACCATTCGGAACAAAGACTTGACTTGTTTTGCACGAGACATATCAGCAACAGACTTGCCTTCAAGTGCATCTTCAACTTCTTTCTTGGATGCTAAGTTGCCAATAGAATCCAACAGAATCATGACACGATCATTTCGCTCAATGCCTTCCAACTGTTTCATGATATCAAACTTCAACTGTTCAATGTCTGTCAGTGGTGTATGGATAACACGTTCAGGATCAATTCCAAATGTGTCAAAGTATGCTTGTGGTGTTCCAAACTCAGAGTCATAGAACAGGAGAACGGACTCAGGATACTTGTCCATATATGCTTTAGCCATCAACAGACTGAATGCTGTCTTGAAGTGTTTAGATGGACCAGCCCACATTGTTAGACCTGGTGCAAAGCCACCATCTAATCGTCCAGAGAGTGCAACGTTGATCATGGGAATTGATGTTTGAATCATATCCTTTTCCATGAAAAACTTTGACTTCGCTAGAATAGATGAGTCTTTGATTGTGGAGTTCTTTTTGATTTTATCAAGTAGTGACATTATGATCCTTAGAAAAATGCGTCAAGTGAATTTGTTTTCTCTGGCTTCCAATCAATACAGTCAAGAATGATTTTGATTGGATCCAGATATGCTTTCTGGAATTGTACATCATAATCTACATAGTTGTCAAGTCCAAACTCGGTAGGCAGTCTAGATGGATACGAGATTACCGTATCATTGATGGGATTTGGCTGACGTAGATATGTAAATTTCAGCTTTTCACCTTCTTGAATCACCTGATACTTTTTGGTTAGATCGTGCTTTTTCAAAAGGTAATTATAGAGTAGCGCACCCTTAACATGAATAGGTGTGCCCTTAGTATATATCTGGCTACTGTCTGAGTATGTGCTTAGACCATTCACAGAACGAGGAAATGATATCTCTTCAGGCGGTAATTGACTAAACTCATTTCGGAAGTCTTCAATGAATTTCTGCACAGTTTCTTCATCAGTGGTAACAATCAACTTGATCGTTGCTTTCATCTTTTCACGGATAGCTGACGGTGTTGAAGACTTGACCATTTCCAAACCCATAACTTTCATATGTGGTTCAGCATACTGGACACCTTCGTTGTTGTACACGTTCAGAATGTAACGCTTCTTTGCTGTCCAGATACCTTTATCAGACAAGCCTTCGCGTTTCATTTGCATCTTCTGCGCAAATGCTTTTACATACGTAGCAAGGTCAAGATAAGACTTATCAATAAACGGTTGAATCTTATCTTCACAGACACGGTCCATGAATTCAATGACTTTCGCTGGAGGGAGCGCAAGTTTATCTGGCGCACCATACACCTTTGTAACAAGCTCATTGAGCCTGAGATAAATTGAGTCCGTATCCGATGCAATAACATAATCAGTCCCGTTCGTTTTCAGTAGGCTATTCATGTAGCCATTCAGTTTGTTTTCAATCCAGCGAATCGACAACTGACCAGCAAGAGTAACGGCTAACGCGATTCTCAAGTCATAAAAACGAAAGTACTGTGAACCCATAGCACCATATGCAGAGTTCAATGAAACTTTCTTAGCAAGTTGCAGATTATTATATCTAGCAATTTTATTCTCTAATTCCGTGCGTTTTACAGAATCTTTTTCATTCTCATACTCTTGTTGAGCACCCAACATCATCTTCTTGAATTTCTTACGATCATTATACATGTCCTCAAGCATCTTAGGCACAAAGCCTTGAATGTCTGTGCGAAAGAATTGGCCGTTCGGTGTCAATGTAGCATTCTCAAGCTCTGTCAAATCTATTTCCTGATTTAACATTCGTTCAACGTCAACATTGGACGACATAATCTTGCGCATGACAGGAGTATAATCTTTTGGATCAA